CTCCATGAACGGCTTCTGATAAAGGGCATTGATTATCTTTCGTAGTTTTTCCTTCAGCAACAATTCGCTTAAGTTCTGTTGTTAACTCCGCACAACTGTCTTTGCTAAGAAAACCAGAAAGATGCGAATACCCTTGTATATGAAGTTGGGTCATGGATTCACACATTAACTTCTCCTATAGTTTATGAGCGGCAAACACATTTACAAACACTGTTTCATCTTCTAAGGCTTCAATCTCGTGCCATTCATTTTCAAGAAGATTAACTGGCGTTGTTGTTTTGTCCATTATTAATTCTTTATTTTCTTTACGGACTACGCACCTACCGGCAGTACAAAAACTTGCATGGGCATAATTGTGCTCATGGCGTGGTAAACCCTCACCTCTGTTAGCGTGAAAAATATTTATTATTGCACCGTCATAGGTGAATACGTGCCTAGGGCCAACCAATACCGTCATAGTGTTTGTGTGCCTTGTGATACAGGCTGTGGGTTAGGATTAGGTGCATCTTGTGGCTTAACAGCAACCTGACCATCCTTGAAGTACCAAGCATCAGCCTGACAATTATCAGGGCAGTCAAACCAATACAAAGGTTCAGCCACGGGGAAAGTTTGATTGTCTGGCTCAACTTGAGCAACCCGCTGGCAATTTAGAATCTCAGTACGAACCGGATTCCATACACCACCCACTTCATTCCAAGAAGAAATGTATGAGTGGTTAGAAATCTCATTGGGGGAAATTAATGCTTTCATTTACAAACTCCTTATTAATAAAATTCTTCGACTATGACAATTCCTGCGCCACCATTGCCACCTACTGCGGCACCATTGTTTGATGCCATCCCGCCACCGCCGTAAGCATTTCCTCCAATTACAGGCGCTCCGCCAAAAGAGCCGGGGGTACCAAATCCAAGTGCTGCTTCTCCACCCCTAGCACCAGCCTCATAGGCTATTCCATACCCATGACCACCCGTGACATTAATTGTTCCGCCGCTTCCTGTACCACCAGCATAAGGGCCTTGTGGGGCATTACCAGAGGGAGGAGCATTGGTGCCATTAGTTCCTCCAGTAGCGGAAACAAGAGGGCCAAAAGAAGATGTTTTAGATGGTGCGCTTCCAACTGTTACACTTACAGGCCCGGGCACTGCGGGAGCATCTAAATATAAAATAGCACCCCCACCGCCGCCACCACTACCAGCGAAGTTAGTACCAGAATTATTTGTCCCACCATTACCACCAGCGCCAATCACCGTAACCTTAACTGCTTTTAATCCTGCGGGTTTTGTCCAAGTTGCAGGGCTTGTATAAGCAACCATAATATAGTCACCGCCTCCAGCCGCTGCGGCTTGAGAGACCCAAGCAGAACCATTCGATGTCAGTACGTTACCGTTTGTACCAGCAGATGTAAGTCCAGTACCACCCACACTTGCCGCAACAACACCGGTAGATATAGCCGATCCGTTTAAACCGGTAGTTACACCCGTTGTGACTAACGTGCCCGTTTCTTGTGGCAGCGTGATGGTGTAGTTAGTGTTGGTATTCGGCCCCGCAATGGTAAATGTACCTGTACCGCTTGCGTTACCTTCTAGTGCTATTTTGCTCATCTGTTACTCCTGTTGCTTTAATAGCAAATTAATAAAATTCTTCGACTATGACTAAACCTGCCGATCCTGAACCAGCGGAAGTTACCTGCGCAGGACTGCCAGTGTTTCCAAACGCACCACCACCACCGTTTCCATATCCACCTGCGGGAATTCCGGCAAATCCCGGGCCGGGATCCGGAGGAACACCATTTGCACCTCTTCCAAAAGCGCCGCCACCACCAACGCTAAGGTTGCTATCAACGGGACATACAACTGAAACCGCCGCCCTAACTCCATCTCCACCGCCAGCAGCGCCACCTCCACCACTGCCATAAGAGGCACCTCCCCTTGCTCCCGAACCACCACTTAGGTTAATTTGTCCACCAGAACCAGAACCACCTGCACCACCTGTGCCGACTGTCGGGGTGATTGTCCCTGCCGCACCTCCGGTTGCTGATAAAAATGGCCCGAAAGATGTAGTCCCTCCAGCCTGAGCCGAACCCCCACCACTGCCAACAGTTACGGCAACAGGGCCGGGAAGGGCTGGAGCATCGAGATATTCAACTGAAACTCCACCACCACCACCGCCGCCACCACGGTAAGTACCTCCGCCCCCACCTCCTCCTCCACCGCCACCAACTACTGTAACTTTTACCGCTTTAACAGATGCGGGTTTAGTCCATGTGGCAGGAGAGCCATAAACTTGCATTACATAATCGCCGCCTCCAGCCGCTGCGGCTTGGGATAACCACGCTGAACCATTGGAAGTGAGGACATTACCTGTGGTGCCGGGGGCTACAAACTTCACTGCGCTTGTGCCGTTACCAATCACCACGTTTTCAGCGGTTAGCGTTGCTGCGCCTGTTCCACCTGATCCAGCAGGCAGGGCGTTTGCCAGAGTTACTACTTGCGTAGTGTTGATTGTTACTGCCGTGGTAGCCGTGCCACCAGCAGTCGTGGTTTGCAGAACTAACGTGCCGTCGTCGCCGCCAGCCGTCTTTAGGCCAGTCGTACCCGAAGTTACGCCGTTATCTGAGATTATTGTTGAAGTGGGCATTTCTTACTCCTATCTAAATTTTACGACCCAGAAACTACTGGCTCTGGTTGTGGGTAAGGCTCGACTAAACTTTGGATAGCAGCAGAGTTGCTCACCCCAGCCAAAACTTTTTGTGTTCTCTCATAGTGCCAAGTTGGGGCCGTGCTCATAATAAGAGCGGATAACTCATCGCCAACCGGGTATGTGTTGTCATCTTTAATAGGCAGGTCTAATGCAAACTCTTGTGAATATTGACCATTTGCAGAGTAATACTCTATAGAGATCTGACCAAAGGCTGCGTTAAAACTTCTAATCTTGTACTGTAGAGACATTTTAAATTCCTTATGAAATTCCACCGTTTCTGGTGCCAGTATTTATGTAGGTAATAAATGGATTGCCGCTTATTGCATATCCGCCTGCACCGCCGCCGCCACCACTACCAAACATTGGGGCGTTGGAACCCGGACTTCCAGAACTTCCACTACTCCCGTAGGTTCCACCAGCACCGCCCGGGCCACCAAGATTTCCCACAGCACTTGTAGACCCCGGACTACCGGGAGTGGGTGCAGTTAATGAAGTAGCGCCAATACCGGGGCCACCAGAACCACCCGGAGCGGGATACCAATTACCGGAATCTGGATCAAATCCTACAGCGCCCCCACCACCGCCACCGCCGCCACCGCCACCAGCGATTCTGTTTAAATTATTTACGGTGACAGCACGCTGAGTTAAAAATGCTCCACCAGCAGCGGTGCCTGCTCCGCCGGGGTTTGCAAATCCAGTTCCAGCAGGCCCACCGTTACCACCACCGCCACCACGTCCAAGAATTACACCGTTATTAACTACAGTAATAGTATCTGCGGGGTTAAATGCGGACGGTACTGTAAATGCGGCTGTTCCAGTAGACGAACTATAAACAATTGCTGCGGGGCCAATTGTTACCGTGATTTCAGAGTTTCCTGCAACATAGGTTGGGCCACGGTTTGCGTAAACGTCATAGTTTGCTGTATTGGATGTGATGGAAAGATTAATAACTGTCTTCCCAGCACCGCCGCCAACAAACATTAACTGAATACCACTCATGTCACGTTTCCTGTAATAACGCAAACAGTGCCAGAAATAAACAAGATAGTACAAACACCCCTAGTGGCTAGAGTTACAGAAGCCTTATCCGAATCTGTACCAGCAATGTAAGCGGTTGTAATTGTGCAGGTAATAGTAATGCCACCAGAAGTATTATTGAAAATTGATATTGCATCGCCCTCGGCAAAAGTAGCGTCTGGGATTGTGATCGAACCACCAGAGCCAACTTGTACGTACTCACCAACATCTGCTGTAGTTAAAGTATATGAACCGGTTGTAGTCCCGACGGGGGGTATATTTCTGTACCCAACAGTAGATGGAAAGGCTGTAATTGCACTTGCGCCAGTTAAAACTGTTCCTGTTTCATCAGGAAATGTAACCGTTCTATTGGACGTAACTGCGGCTGGGGCGGTTAACTCAACATAGTTAGTGCCGTTATCCGTGTCTTCTGCAAGCCGTACACGACCCTGCGTAGTAGATGTGCCCCCAACCGCAATTAGGCCATCACCATTAATATCTATTGCCATGTTCTGCTCCTTACAGGATTAACCAGCGCTGACCAGACGAGACCGTAATAGTCACGCCAGATGCAACAGTTATTGGGCCAACGCTCAAACCATTCTCACCACTAGCGATTGTGTAACTTGACGATGCCGTGGTTTCATTAATAGTGATCGCACCACCAGCCTGACCGCCACCACCAATGCTTCCCCAAACACCCGCCGCATACCCCTCAAACTGATTTAATGAAGAGTTGTATCGGAACATACCGTTTACTGGGGAACCGCTTCTGTCACCGGTTGCGCCTGCTGGCACCTTGATCTGACCCGTACCGGAAAACGTACCATCGCCGGTAGAGGTAAACGAACTGAATGTGGGGGCTACGAAGTAATCCGAAGCCATGTTGATATTCGTGCCGTCGTTGTATACAAACGCTGTCTTGCCGTTCGGGACGGTCACTGAGTTACCAGCAATAATCACCCGGATTGACTGACCGCCCGTAGTGTTGTTCTGTATTAAGTATGGCTTCTCAATCGCAGGGACGATCAGGTCTCGGGTAACGGTTAGTGACACCCCGGAAGTGACGTTTAGTACAAAGTTACGGGCTACCTGAGTGGCGTTGGTGTCCGTAAGAGTCAGGGTTAGATTGGCATCAGAGGTAAAGTTTGCCGTAGCCCTACCAACAATTGCTTCTTCAAGGGCTGTGCCAAGATTTACGTTAGTAACAGTACCCCAAGCCCCGGAGTTTTCTCCGGTTGCCATTAACTGAATCTTAAGGTCTGAATATGTACTTGCCATTTGTTACTCCTATGCCGCTATCGGCATCCAATTTGGTGTTTGAACATCATTAACTAACTGCCAATTCGGGTTCTGGTTGGGGTTAATTTTACTCCAGATCAGAACTTTTCCGGTACGTCCTTGCGCTTGAACCCCAGTTACAGGCACTAATACCGGGATACTTGCTATTACATTATTTAATAAAACTGTAGCCTGTTGCCCTACTAAGTAGACGTTAGCCGAAGTTACTTCTTCCGTTTGCCCAAGTCCACTGGTGGCTTCAACCCCAGTTAAAAATATTAAAATCCCTGTCCGGGCTTCCCCGGTCTGTCCTACTCCTTGAACACCATTTAAATAAACATTTGCCTTGCCAACTACCGCCGCCTGCCCAACCTCTCCAACACCTTCAACCCCATTTACGTAATAAGCAGTCCGTTGGGCTACCTGTCCAACCTCACCCGTTGCTTCTACGCCCGTAACATCTACAAGCGCCCCACCTTCTGCCTCTTCTTGCCCAAGTGCTCCAGTGCCAACAACGCCTGTTACATAAACATTAGCCTCTCGGCTTTCATCAACAGTCCCAACTTCTCCTGTACCCTCAACTCCTGTAACCGGTACAAAAATAATTATCTGGATGGCGCTCTGACCAAGCGCTGTATCTCCTTCAACTCCAGTTAAAAATACATTTACTTCACGACTTTCATCGACAGTCCCAACTTCTCCTGTGCCTTCCAAACCAGACACAAGGACGTTAGCCGCAGTGCTTACTACTTCAGTTCCAACTTCTCCCGTACCTTCCAACCCAAATACAGGAGCGTTAGCCGCAGCCCTTACTACTACCGTCCCAACAAATCCATCACCATGAACACCGGTTGGGGATACGTTAGCCTTAGCATCTACTTCTTCCTGCCCTAACTGCCCGTTACCCTGTACTCCGGTAACGTAATAAGCAGTACGTTGTGCTAACTGTCCAACCTCACCACTACCTTCAACACCCGTAACAGGGACATTTGCCGCAGCAGAAACTAAAGCCTGTCCAAGATCTACCGTGTGCTGGAACCCAGCAGGCTCAACCTCAGCACCCGCAGCGACTCCAACAGGGTCTAACTCAGCATGAGCCTCTACCCCACTGAGATAAACATTGACCCTACCTACAACCGTGGCAGTGCCAGTCTCACCAGTCCCTTCTACCCCTACTACATAAACATTTGCAACCTGATTAAATGCAACTGTCCCAACTTGCCCTGTAGCCTCTAAACCGGTTACAGGTACAGACTTACCAATCGTTATTGCTACATTGCCTACCTGCCCAGTCGTGACGACACTAGCGAGAAGAACGTTGACATCAACCTGCCCAACGCCCCACTCACCGTGCCCCCATCTACCTTCGCCCCAAGCAGGCATCTAAGACTCTTAGGCGATGCGGATAATCGCATTTGATGCATCATTGGTTGGGAAGATGATGGTGAAGTCACCGTCCGAAGCCGTTTTGTCTGCACCAAAGTCCAACACACAGACCGATGCATTGGTCAGCGTGGTATTAGCGTTGCTGTTTGCCGAAGGAGTGCTGTTATAAATCAGCGCACCACGAGCCGTGAAGTTGGCGTTCGTGAATGTCTCATCAGAAAAGTCAGTAAAGCCTGTACCAGTGTTGGCGTTAATGTTGGTTGTGCCTACACCCGTGTTGGTCAAAGCCTGACCGCCAGCCGAATAGTTAGTACCGGAAGTACCAACTTCGTTAGAAGCGGTGTAAGCAGTTGTATTTGCATCCAGAGTTGCTGAGGATGTATACAGAGCGAGTTTAAACGTGTCTGCACCAGCATCAGCAGACGGACGGAAATCATGAACACCAAGCAGAAGTTCTGCTTTGAAAGAGGTGGTCATCGCTTGGGTAATCGCCATTTGTGGCTCCTTTACTCATCTAAAAGTTTAATAAACTCAGGATGTCCTGCTTTCCTGAACTTGATAGCCAACGTCGTATGGTGCGACTTAATGGCTTCCTTCATATAAAACACCAAAACCTGACGGATTTGATTTCTAAACGCCTCTGCCTGATCCCGAATGGCAGGATGCGTCTGAGAACCTACAGAAATAATTTTGTCTAGCGCTCGTTCTGCAACTTCCTCGGGGGTAAACCCTCGACCTTGCGTTGTAAGAACTTTGACATTTGAGCCTCCTAAAAGGAAGGCTACTTCGCTCATTGTGCTCATCTAACTGGATACCTCGCTTGTTCAGTTCTATACATATCTTGACGGTCTTTGCCTTCACCAAGTTGTTTCAACATGGCAAGTGCTTCATTGTAACGGGATATGTAAGTATCGTTAACATCCTTCTCACCCTTCATAAAGGTATACGCTTCAAGCAGGGAACCGTACAGTAGGGCAGAGTCAAAGTTGGTGCCAAGCCAAGTCGTGCCAGATGTGACAATAGACGGTGGATATGCGTAGTAATGCAACTCCATGTTGTAATCCGCATCGGGGGTCGGCCCTAAGATAAATGTGTTCTCGTCAAAAATAGCGTAGTGAGTGGGAGCACCTGTATCGGTAGGACTTGGAAAAGACTCTCGAATAAACTCAACATCCTTGTTTAGCAGGTATTCCTGTGAGCCACTTGGATCAATCCGAGCCAACGAGAACGTAGCAAGCCAGTCTGTGGGAGTAGTTAAGAATCTGTTATTAGCCGTACAGTTTCCTGTCACGTTTTCCCGGGCAACTGGAAGTTGAACGCTATTAAAGATCCTTTGTTCAGCCTGCCGGATAAACGTGTCAATCTGATCTTTAGTGAGAAAAGATGTCGTCGAAGCCGTTGTGGTTGCGACTACCGTATCTGGAAAGTCGTTTTCACAATACGCCTGAATAGTCTGAAATAGCGTCGAGTAGTTCATTTATCCCAACTTTGTGCTGGAGTTAGTGCCTTTAGTAGCCGCGCCCGTACCCCGAGTCTTTACAGTCTGAGTGCTTGGGATGGCATTGGGGTAGCCGTTAAAACCAAAAGACGCCTCATTACCTTTTACGGCAATACTGCCCTTGGCTACTGCGCTTGACCCCGGCTTGTCTTTTTGGGGCTTAACGTACTTGTTGTCATCTTTTGCCATGATTAGATCCCTGTCTTTTTAGACGGCGCACGCATCGGGCTGCGCTGGTTCATAACTTTAGCCATGTTCCGACCATATTTCATCATGTCGGCGTTGGTTTTACCACCAGCCCGCATCTTCTTTACCCCGTGCATTTTTTTCTCGTGTGACTTAACTTCGGCCCTAGCCACCCTTTTCATTGCTGTCTTTTCCATCTTCAACTCCTATGTAGTTGTTACAGTTACAGTCCCTACCTCCCCGTCTGCCACCAGAAAATTCTGTTGGAATGGGAGAAGTAGAGGGTTATAGAATCCTACCGGGTTCCACCCCCACGCGACAATCCTACTGCCCTGTGTCGGCACGCCATAACCCGCTTCAGTTGGGCCACCATCGGGGTTTGTTTCCAAACCATTAAGACCCGCTTGAAAGTACGTAGTATCAGGACGAGGCTCACGAACGGCTTGTGGGTCATAAACCGGATACATTCCAAGTTGTAACTGCGGCTGATCTGGCTCCCAACATTCATGACAAACCTTAATATCTACGTTTTTGGTCTTTATAACTAGCCGTCTAAGATCTTTTAGTTTGAACCGAAACCCACACCGATCACACTGGGAGATCGAAAACTTGCCAGAGGAAAACTTGTTGCCCATTAATAGCCGCCACCTGTCACAAACATATTGCGCGGCACAAATCTAACAGACGCCTTTTCACGATCTTCACCAGAGGCCAACATCCATTGTTCCTCATATGCCATTTTCAGCATATCTAACCGTGCCGCCCCTTCAGGGATCTTCATGGCTATGTAATAGGCCAGCCCAGCCACCATACAGGGCAGTAGACGGAACGGAATATCTTGGGTATTGATGCCATTACCCGCATCCTGAATCCGGCGTAAACGCCAGTAAACAAAGGTATAGACAGGACTAGCCGCCGTACCTTGATCTGGGGCAGGCCACACATTGATATTTGGCAGTTCAGGTGCAGTAACTGTAGCCCCAGCCGTATGGGAGGCTGCGGTGGTTCCATTTTGACCACGCAGACAATTTAGCAGTTGAGTCGAGGTCGTATTCGTGTAGTTGATTGTTTCAGCACCAATCGTCACATAACCCGTGGCTGGTAAGCCAAGCGTCGAAGACAGAGTAATGGTTGTGTCGGCAGCGACAATATTTGATGCTAGGGTTAACCCTGTCTTTCCAACACTTCCAGACTGACGATCCACCCATACCTGAATGGGTCGGCCTTGTGTAATTTTGTTAGGGATAGTTGCATAAGTTGAGACCGAGATCCGGGTGATATTAATATCCGTCTGCGTAGACTGCACCCCGTTATTAGTCCGAACTACGTGCTCTATCAAGTCAATTGTGTCTACCGGCAGGGGATAAGTTACCTGCCCTTGAACGAGCGGGATCTGCCCCTCTTCAATCGTCCAAAGATTTACGCCCCGGTTAGACCACTCGATAGTCAACAGATTTAAACTTCTTCTAGCCGTGCGGACGTTATAGCCCGAACGCACCTCTGAACCGGCACGCTCAAACGCCTCCTCAATGAGGTCATTGAGGTTTAGGTTAAACAGTTCGGTTCCGGTTGTTGTGCTCATTATTTTTACCTATACCCAGCAGTCTTTTTAGCCACGTTCTTAGGCTGTGCCACAAATTGTTTTCCCTTGGCTTTCCCTGCACGCTTGGCTCGGGTTGTTGCGGCATATTCTTGGGGGGATAACGCTTTGATTGCAGCAGAGGGAAGATACCGTTCCCCTGTCGCCTTCGATCCTTGCGTAGAAGGTTTGCCACTCTTAGTTCTCCACTTTTGAGCAGTCCAGTCTTTGAGACTTTGCTGAGGCTTGGCTAGGCCGCCACCGGCCATTTTTTTCTTTCGACCAGCACAATGCGCTTTTTGCGAAAAGCCTTTGGGACTATCGCAGTCAATAGAGCGTTTGTACTTTTCTGACCAAGCCATTACTTATAGCCTCCACCAGACTTTTTATACTGCATAGCCAGCATTTGAGCCTTACGGGCACTCCATTGACCCGGAGCACCCCCCTTGCCGCCAGCCTTGATGCGCTCAAATATAGACTTACGCATGCCGGGTTTGGTGTAATTGCCAGCCTCGTTAACCCGAGACTCACCACCTTTGGCAAACATTTCAACGTCTTGCGGTTTGTCTTTCCGCTTGATCGTCTTGGCTTTCGGCATCTTAGAGGGGTTCATGGCCCCCATGCCCCGGCTCGGTCTCATTTAGCACTTCCCGCCGCGCATCCCGCCGCCAGCCATTTTGACCGTCTTGCCTTTAGTCTTGCCCTTGGAAGCAACACCGTCAGCGGACTTGTGACCACCAGCCAGACCACCAGATCTCATTTTGCCTTTACCGTCACCAACAAAAGTGGGTTTGCCATCTGGCCCCATCGGCATACCACCAGCACGCATCTTCTTCATACCGGCTTCTTTCATCTCATGCTTGAGCATGGACTTGGGAGCGCCTTTTTTCTTCATGAAGGAAACTTCTTTCTTCATCATTGCCTTTGACTCTTTCATGACTCCACCTTCCTTTTTAGTGAACTCTTTGCCTACGGACGTTGGTACGCCCACCTTTTTTGCAAACTTTGGGTTATTAGCCACCGCTTGCATAAATCTTTCTTGTTTCTTACTTGTGGCTGGCACGGGTTTTCCCTCTGATGGCACAGCCATCTATCGAACCACCCTTACGCAACGCCGCAATCTTGACTACAGGTTTAGCCTTTTTTGGCGTTGGCGTGGGGTACTCTATATCTTCACTAGGTGAAGGATTTTTTTCAGGAGGTTTTGCTGTCGTGCCCTTTTTCTGTTGACCACGAACGCTTTTACGTTCCTCTTCTTCCAAAAGTTCATCATAGATTTCATCGTGGTCACGAACCATTACACAATCCTTCCTTTGGTCTTACCCCGTTGAACACAGCCATCAGCGGCCTTTACGTAACCACCAGCCCGCTTTTTCTCGGGCGTGGGTTTCTTGGCTACCTCTTCTCGGGTTTTCCCTTCGTACTCTTTCTGTTGGGTAAAACCCATGTCATCAACAAGTTCACTTCCCTTAACCAAAATACTTTTTAACACGCCATCCGGCATATTCTTTTTGATGTAAGCGGTGCGACCCTCAACTGGTGGTTTATCAGCCATGATTAGACCATCCGTCCTTTAGTCTTACCACGCTGGGCACAACCATCGGCACGCTTGGAAGCAGAACCAACCATTCCGCCTTTTTTCATCCCACCTTGCGGCTGTCCAGTTGCTAAAGCACGACCAAATTTACGCATGCCTTCTTGGAACCGAGTACCAAGGGTTTTTTCTTTGCCTGATCTTATTGCTGCTGACCGCTCTAAATCTTCTTTCATAACATCCCCGAGGGTACGGGCTGAACGAGCGGCTTCACCATACGAAGATGATTTCTTCGGCTTATTTTCAGCAAACAATGCGTTCTGCCGTTCAGTTCTAGTAACTCTAGCGCCTGCTTCTCTGTCCTGAGTGTCGGCAAAAGATTTAGCAGCAGGGGCCTTTTTACCACCAGCCATTTCCGTTGTGTACTTTTTACCCATGTACTCAAACGTCTTATCGCCACGACCACGAGCAGATTTAAATGCTTCGCCAAAAGAGGCTGCTTTTGCAGGAGCGGCAGGGGTGGCTGATTTTTCTGCATCGGCCTTTTCACGGGCTGCGGCACTTATTAGATTTTTGTAATCATCAGAGGACTCGTAATCACCTTCTACACTCATCCCTTCCTGATAACGCTTAGTTTTCATCTTTTTCATTTCTTATCCCTTCTGCATAAGGAGATCAATTTTTGCTTCAAGTTTATTAAACCGTTGGTCAATGTGGTCAACAAACTTGTCCATTTCTGCTTGAGTGACGTTATCACGGGCCACCTCTTCTCTAGTTTTGTTAATCAAAATGTTGAGTCTGTGTATTTCAGATGCCTTTTCGTGCCCAATATAGGCTAAGACACCCAACAATACGGTCAACACCATATTCCAAAGCATCATCTCCATATCAACACTTCCACGCCCGTAGACTCTTGTTGATACGGCTGTTTGGATCGTTAGCGGTTTTAGCGCTGGTTAGTTTCTTTTTCATACCTGTCATCCGGGCACAGAAAGATTTCTTACGAGCGCCACCTTCTGGTTGAGGAGCCTTCAGGCCGGGCTTACCGGGGTTAGCAGCGTTATACGATGCCCTACCCTTGGCATTTAGCCCACCTTTTGGGTTCTTTCCCTCTTTGCGTTGCCACGCAGGAGTCTTAGCCATAGAACAAAGTCACCGAAGCGGTGTTAGTAACTGTTCCATGTAAAGCACCTTCTTTCGCAAGAACGCCTTCACCGGGAATTGGAATGATCGTATAACCCGCGCTACTAGCCGCTGAGGTTTCTATAGTCATAATTACATTGCCGCCAGAACCACCTTCACGGACTACCACAGACCCAGCGTCAGTACCATTTTTACAGTAAATGGTTTTAACACGGCAACGAGGAATGTCGTTATTGCCTTGATCTTTAAAGTTACCCGTAAGCCCCAGCGGTTTTGTCGCTAGTACGTCATATTGCATTGTTGCCATTTTGGTTCTCCGTATTTGTGGTTTCTAACTTAGCAAGTTTGGTCTTTAATTCCAAAATTTGCTTTGCTTGAACAGCCACTAGGCCCATAACATGATCTCGTTGGGATTCCAGAAGTTCAAGCATTGCCTGAACCTCTGGGTCTTTATGAGTCAGCATTAGGTCTGAGTACCAACAACAACCCAAGTTGGGTTGGAGATAGCACCCGTGTTGATATACAGAACACCAGATGACGAATCAACATACAGGGAACCCGTACCAGCAAAGTTGTCACCCGTAGTGCCATTAACTGGAGCACCCGCATCGACCATGATTACAACGTCATCTTCCATACGGATGTTGGCTTTTTTGTAGGGAATAACGCTGGAAGGGCCACCACCATCAGCGACCGGATCTTGCATCTTCAGGTCAATACCATAGTCAAAGCCTGAACCACCAGTGGTTTGAGCCATTGCAACACCAAAGGCACAACGAGCGGTAGTTACACCGGAGTCACCAGCCATAAACGCCATAACAGCGGCGTCGCCAGATAAGGTGTTGGTATTAATAATACCCATTACACCAGCCATCAGACCATTGTTGTTATAGGTACCGATCACCGCAAAGTTACCGACTACACCAGCCACATGGTTAAACGTAGTGCTGGGAAGGGTTGCAAATGGTGCGCCAGATTGACTACGCCCAAAAACACCATAAGACTCACCCGGAGTCAAATAAGTGCTTGAGCCAAATCCTACAGTAGGTTCGACACGAGCATAAAAGCCATATGCTCCAGTGCCTTGATTAACTTCAATAACATCACCAGCGTTAATAGTGGTGGGAGTTATCGGATTTTGTGCGTTTGCGTTTCCGCCTTGATAACCAGCCCGAACTGGGCCTGAAAAAGTAGTACGTGCCATGATAATCCTCTCGTGTAGTAGCACTTCCTCTTATCATCTCTACTAAGTCTGCTAGGTCAGTCGATAAGAGTAAAAATCCTAGATTTAAACAAGGGGGCCGAAGCCCCCTTTTACATCAGGACGAACCGGGTGATCCAAACATTCCGAGCGGATCAGACCAGCCAAACGAATAACGCTCACGAGCCTTGTAACGGACGTTACCGGTGTCGAAGTCTCCGTCCATCGATGTTGCCATCGGGGTACGAACGAAGTGCTTCATTCCGTTAGGTACGTCTGTCGTCAAGAACCATGCGTTCGTATCCGTCAAGAAGTGGTTAACTGTGTAACCCTCGGGGATAGAACCCATGAATTTCAGAGCGTTGATGTCATTGTCAGCCGTGCCAACACGTAGTTCTGTGTCTAGCAAACGAGTTGCAACGAACATCAATGCGGGCGGCACGATCAACTTACGTGGCTTTGCAGCAATCAGCAGACCACGCTCGTCCGTCCAAGCAGCAATCTGAATAACAGCGTTTTCCAACGAAGTTTCGTTCAGGTCGGCACCAGTGGTGGGACGATTTGAGTTGTTACCACCAGAGATCAACGGGTGCTGAGTTGAGAACAGAGGCACACCATCACCGCCGTAATACTGGCTGGAGTTAGTGAAACCGTTGTTCAGAACGGCAGCAGCCTTGGTCTGCTTGGTGTAAGCCATCGAACGAGCCAATGCTTTGGTATAACGAGCGCTGAGTGAGTCATAGAGGTTGTCCTCAATTGCCTCTTCAGTAATCGCAAAACCGTAAGCAATGGTTTCGTGCGTATAGCGAGCCGTAAATGCTTCCTGCGCGTTGTCATAAGCAATCGCAGCGCCTTCAGACTTAACTGGGGCGGCTGAGAAGCCAGACAGTTTGGTTTCTTCTTCAAACGAACGCTCAGAAGTCTCAGAAGCATAAATTTCTTTATGCTCTTCGCCGTAGCGAGCGTACTCCATACCAAACAGAGCATTAAGTCCGGGCAGGAGTTCTTTTAATAGTTGCGAACGTGAAATAGCCATTTAAGATCTCCTTAAGTGCCGCTACCAGCAGACTGATAGTACGAATGTACACCGAAGTTAAACTTCACGATGCAGTCCGTAAACAAGTCGCCGGGTGTTGAGAAAGTAGGAGCACCATCAACTAGGTCAACGATGCGTACTGCCAAAGTAGAAGTGTTAGCCGTAGTAGCCGACACATTTACTTTACTGTTACCGCTAGTAACAGAACCGTTGCTAAAGTTGCCTAAAGCAGCGTTGTTACCAATATCAGCAGCGGTTACAGGGCCATCAGCCTGAACCTGATACAACTGATCAGGATCATCAATTACGCTGACATAAATGTTGGTGTATCCAGAATTCACTGCGTTAGCAGGGAGAAACTGTGCCCACTGCGAGTATTTTAGGGTGGGGTCAGTGTATTGAACACCAACGCACACACCTACAACACCAACAGAGGAAGTGGTGGGGGTAGAAGTCAAAGCAGAAGGTTGTCCATCTGAAATGCTCACTACGTCACCAAAGAAAATGCCAGTCGCACTGTTCGTGGTCATCGCGTACTTGCGGATTGTGCCGCCAGTAAATGATTGTCCGCCGATCAGATTGATTGGACGTAGCCCGTAAGGGGCTTGAACTGTTGCCATATCAATCTCCTAAGAGTTTATCGTTTGTTAAAACTTACCTCAGAGCGTTTCTCGGTAAAGAGAGGCATCCTCGGATCGTTTTCCCGCATGAAGTTGTTATCCACAGACTGAATCTGCCTATGGCTTAACTCATCATAGTAGGCTTGTCGTGCTTTTGTTTTTTCTTCCAACTGCTTACAAAGCATCAAGCCGCCAATCTCGACATTTCCACTTAACTTAGAGGGGTCGTCTACGATAAATGCCATCTCGGGATGATCCTCAATCCGTACAGGCTCATATCCATCACGACGTGCCATAGAGACGTTTCTAGCGTCACTCTGACCCATGAAATGAGTACGAATCCAACGGAAGGTATAACCATCTTGTGGATCGGGATCCGGCAATTGCTGCGGAGGTGTATAGGTAAATGACTGAGCGCGAGATTCGCGTTCACGAGATTCTAAAGCACGATCAATTCTTGACATTATCTATTCTCCTGCATAGCAACTTGTTTCGCATATACCTCTAAGGGGACACCCAAGCGTCGAGCAATAGCCACCTGTGATTTGGTGAGCGTAATCTTTTTACTTGAGGTCGTTCGTGTCGCCGGTGCTACCACCGTTGTCTGTTGGCGTTTTTCTACCTTCTGTGGCTCTGGAGTTTCATCTTTTGCAGAATCATTCTCCTCGAACCTATCGGGAAAAACTTGCCGAAGCCGAGCATCAATACGCTCGTAGTATTCGTCAGACTGAGGACTTAACCCAGTCTTAACTAATTTCTCGTGCTGTGCATACGCCAATGCCGTCATTTCCTCGTCAACACCAAACCAAGTGTTGCGGTTGTACCAGTTGATTGCTTTCTGGTCTGGCGGCGGCACTTGCGGTTGCACAACCTGTTGATAAGGTACTGAATTATCTTCCGGTTGTAAAGTCTCTTCTTTTTGGGCCGCAAACTGGGGTTGATACCTTTTCCAGTTTTCCTGCTCCATAGTAGCCCGACTAATCTCAGACATTGCCTCAGCGACCTTATCCGGGTCGCCAGATTCTTGGGCTTCCCTGAGACCACGTTTTGCCGCTTGTAGTGCAACATCGGTGCGAGCCTGTGCCTGTTCAAGAAGCACCTTTTCGCCCTCTGTTAACTTTGATTTCAGGCGTTTATTTTCTTCTAAAACCTGCTTGGCATAGGCTAGAGCCTCGGCTTGCTCCCGAGAGGCTTTATCTTTTGCCCTGCGCTCGTCATGCCACGCCCGCTTTAGTTCATCTAGGCGTTTTTGGACTTTATCGTTGACCGCATCTATCTCGTCCGTCTCCTTGGGGGCGGTTTTCATAGGCTTGCGGTTCTGATCCTCGGGAGGGGTGTCGTCCACGATCTCTATCTCAAAATCGGGGGCTTTTTTACCCTTGGTCTCCTTTGAAGCCTTGACTTCAGCCACTTGAGCAGACGCTTCCTCATACCCCAAATCAACGTCTGGGGTAGACTCTTCTGCCTTGGCTTTCAGGTCGTTATTGATTGTTTCTAGTGTTGTTACGATTTCTTCATTAGCCATTTACTTCTCCTTACGCACGGGTATAACCACGAGGATCGTCCACGACGGCTTCAACTTGGTCGTCGTTAATCAGGCGAAACTCTTGTCCGTCAATCTTGAACCGAGTGCCTGAATAATTACGCATGATGATGAAGTCGCCTTCTTTACACCAAGGGCCACTTTCAAACTTGGAACCCTTGTACGCCAGCGATCCTAATTTAAGTACAAACCCTAAGCAGGATGCTGTTTCTTCCGCTTTCTTGGTGGCTTCCGCCAGCACTAGCCCTGAGTCTCCGAGGTTTTCGGCCACTTTGGGAAGAGTGATGAGGATCTTGTAACCCGATGGTTCGGGCATCTTTATGGGGTCTATTTGGGAAGCAGCGTTTTCAGTTGCCGCCCGGTCAATTGCGCCTATTGTCATAGTGAATCTTCAGCCTTTTTAGCGATTTCGATTAGGTCAAGGATTTCCCGTTCTG